CGCCGCCGCCTGAATGATGCGGTCGTACGCCTCCCACCCCAAGAATCGTTCATAGTACATCATATTGGGTCGGTGACGCAAGAGGAGATTTACTGTTTGGTCGGCCACCTGCCCCGAGTCCCAGTTTCCGAACACGCAATCAAAAACGAAAATCTGCCCTTGGAAAACGCGGCACACGTAAAGCACAGAATAGTCCCGCCCCTCTTGACCGATGTACGCTAGGTCACCCACCACGAACGTGAAAGAGGCATTGTACGGAGGAATCTGAATCATGTTGTGGAGCGTTTGTCCGCCGATCAAAGTCTCATTAAACGTCTGAGTGCCCGCCGCAATCGGACTGTTCTCGTATTGATTCGCAAAAAATTCTTCACCCAAGCGGAGACGCTCACCCTCAAGGAAGTCGAGAGTGTGACCAATGGTTCGGCCATCGTGCGTTTTCTTTTCAGGGAACAAAACTCCCTTCGACCCGTTGGGCTCAAAGCCGATACACTTACAGCCCGAGATACCGCACGGCGGTTGAAGAATGTTGATTTCTTTGTTATGGTAAACGTCGGTGTGCTCGCAATTTTTACATCCCATGCTCCAGCAATCGCGAATGGAAAATTTCCAAATAGTGCGCCCGCGCTCTCGCTCTTCTTGTTGCGCCGTTTCCTGAATGCGTTCATACGTGTCACCGTAGGAATAGCGCGTTCCAGTCATGATGATGTAACCTGTCGGTTCGAGAAGAGGGCAGATGTCGATGTAGTCCTGATAGCACTTCTCCAGAGCCTTCACGCTCTTGTAGTTCGTTTCATTCACAAGGTCGTCGATGTAGATTTTGTCATAGTGAGACCCTGCTTTGACCGACCGCGAAGTAGAAATCGCGAACGTCGGTTCCGCAAAGGTGTAGTTCGTGCGCGCGGGAACGATGAAGTCGTGGGCGGTGCCCATTTTGGGTTGGATATCAACCGTGCCGTAGACTGGGTTTTCATCCTTGTCGTAGCTGACGACTTTTTTGGTTTTAACTGTCGTCAAACAAAAATCGGGGAACAAATCCATGAACAAGTCTGTGGGCTTTTCAAACACACGCTTGATGCGCTGGAGTTGGCGTTTGGCTAGTTTATCACCACCAGTCAGGAAGCATATGCGCGCGTTGGGGTAATTGAGAATCGTTTGAACGATGTCCACGACGACCGCAGAGGTCTTGAACAAACCGCGAGACCAGAGAATCATTCGTTTCTTGTAGAGGTTATCGAGATCAGACAGAGCAAGACCCTTGCCTGGTTTTTTCTGGACGAACTGCTCGAAAAGAATCTTGTGCGGGTTTGCTTGGAAGTCCATCCCCATGATCGGGACGTATTTCGTCTCGCCTGCTTCGGTGTCTTCCTCCACGAAGCCGCTTAGACATGTGGCGTCGTACAGGCACTTGAAGCGCAGGTTGTACCAACTCTCCTGCTCTTCCTCGGTGCGCGTCCGAAACTCTCGCAACCAGTTTTCGGGGAAGCCGTTAAAGGCATCTCCTGTGACGAAGGCTTCACGGAATTGTGCGCGATCAGTTAGTAGTTCTGTCTCTTTCATTGGGCTGCTCCCCTTTGTTATCGGTAGATGCCTGTTTTTTGTCCTGTTCCGATAATCGAAGTGCGCGGTGACATGATGCGCGCCCCGAAAGTTTCGGTTGTAAAAACGGTAGGAATGATTCCTCCGCTGGCTGAACTTGCTTGATGATAAAATGCTGCTATGCCTGCCCAGAAATTTGTTGTGCTTGGTGGACCCGTGAATGTGGCATCTACGTTTCCAGTAGACCCAGCAGTTTTATTCTCCAAAGCACACCAGGTATTAGTGTAGATGGCACCTGATACCTCTAAGTTCGAGTACCCGGAACCCAGCGTGAAGCTGCTATTGGCTGCGGTATAGACCATCGCAAGTCCAATTAGCAGATCGCCCGTCACGGCGCTTACATTGTTACTGACGATAGTAGTCCCTGTGCCGGCAGCTCCAGCGGCAGCCGCGCGAAATGTGTTAACTCCGCTGTACTCTGCGATAACCGCGTATACGCTTCCAGTCGTGCCACTGTAATGAAACGTGACTGTTGGTTTGGTGCCACCCGCAGTGTTCAGTGCATAAGCCAAATAAAAATTGTAAGTTGAGCCACCGATATTGGGCAGCACAACCCAAGTATTATTCTGGCTGTCCGTCACGCTGCTAAGGGTCGTTGCCGCTGCGTAACACTCCACGATAGCCACCAGTAAGTTTCCCGCGCCCGTGTTCTGCGTAGAAAATTGCAATGCTGCGGTAGCGCCTCCACCAAGATCCGAGGCCGAAGTTGCGGATTGAACGAATGTGCCAGGCATAAATCTCCTTAGTTCACAGTTGCTAGAATGTCGAAAGTCTCACCCGAGGTAGACCCCGTGATGATGGTTACTTGGCTCAATGCTTTCGTTGAGACATAAACGCTGCCCGAAGCGATATCTGCCGCCGCCGAAGCATTAGTCGGCGTAATAGAAACGTGGCTGTTGGGAGTCAATCCCACCAGCGTAATCACATACGATGTCGTGCCTGTTGTGGTCAGAGATGCGGACATGCAAGACGACGAAGAACTGTAGTTCTGTCCAATGTTCGTGTCGAACATCGCTCGGCTTATTTTCAAACCTGGAATGAAGTACCCAGTGATGGCTCCCGTCTGCCCATTTTCTGGGAAGAGCGAGTCAATTTCGGTCAGGTAGACCCCTTCGCCTGAAATCCAGTTCGCAATGACGGCGGGAACCGCCGAGTCCATAACCACATGCCGTACAGAAATGTTCTGCCCAGTGTTCGACCCCATCATCATCACGAAGGGTGTGATTGGTGCTTGAAACTCATATGCATCAAAAATGTAGTTGAAACTCGCCCCGGTGGTGACCCGACTGCAATCATAGAAGATGCCGCGTCCAGAGAAGTTGTTGATGCCATCCATCTGGAAGTTACTGTTGGTCTGACCCAGCACATCATCTGAACGAAGCCACAGGGCTGGAATATACGGCGCATAGTGAATCGTACCCGCGCCCGTCCCCGTGTTGATGACACTGGCAGCAAGGAACGAGCAACTAGTCAAGCGCGTTTCAGTAACACCACCTTCAATGATTAGCGGCACCGATGCAGAGTTTGGACCACCGAAGCCGCCAGCATCAAAACCGCACCGCTCGAATTGAACTTCATCTCCGTAGACGACGACTCCCCATTGGTTGTTGTGCAGGCAAAAGAATTGAATGCCGTTCACATACACCGCGTCGTTGGGAATGTTCACAAGCGGCGATGCGAGTCCTTCAATGGAAGCATAATTCTGAAAACCGAACTGTGGTTCGCCCGGCGACTGCGGACCACCGTTCGATACAAGCGATGTGAAACTATCCTGAGTTAAAGTCTCATTCAAAATCATCGCGCAGCCCAAAGAAAGCGTCACCAAGGGCGAGACGATGATAGGCGAATTCACATAGTACGTCAGATACTTCTCATTGCCGGGTGACACAAAAACCGTTCCGCCGCCTACCGCTACTGCCGCTGCAATAGCGTTATTGATGCATACACCTTCATCGTGCATCACGGTCAAAGTTGAGCCGCTGGACGGCACGGTGGGCGTCACCACCAAACTGGTAGTTCCTGCGCCCGACACAATGGTGCCAACATACATTTGATTCTGCGCGGATGAAGGTGGTGTGGCCGGAACATACGTGGGCGCAACGAATCCGCCCATCAGCCACGGACCCCAATCAAAAAAGGTCTCTTGAAGCGGAAGAGTGCGACCCAGCAACTGGTAAGTGCCTGTTCCATAATCGCCGTAGATGTAATATGCGACGGTTGTGCCCGCAACTGCTGGGCATTTCACAGTGACGTATTCATAGACGGTCGCGGTTGAACCCACGCCGACCGTTCCCGATTCCGTCGCGCTGATCGCCAGCAGTTCACAAGTGATGCTGGTGCCCGATGCCGCCGTGACCACGTACTGACCGTTCAAATCGTAGGGGGTGACGCCGTCAACGATGACGATTGTGTTTTTCGTGCCGCTCTGAACCAAGAAACCGTGATCGGCATTCGTGGTAATGGAAATCGTTGTGCCCGAGCGCGAAATGGCTGCGATGGTGAAGGTGTTGCAGAGTCGTCCAGTGCTGGATGCACTCACCGTTCCTGTGACACCCGTACCGGACAAAGCGAAAGTGACACTGCTCGTTGTCGGAGCGGAGGCCACAGCCCAGAAACCGTTGAATGCGGTTGCGCCAGAGCCAGTGACGCCCACGATTGCGATTTGCATTCCGGCACCTGCATTAATCGGAGCGGAGAAGTTTACGGTGACGACGTTGCTTGTCTGCGAAATACTGCTGATGACGACAGGCAGATTTCCAAACACATTCGGACCAGTCGTTACCTGTCCAGCAGAAGACGCGGCAGTCAAGCCGCCCAATGCATCGACGCCGATGATTTTGTAGTTGTAGGTTGCGGAACCACCAACGGCAGGAGCCGTGACGGTTGGGGCAGATGGCGTGCTTTGCGATGTGGCTGCGCCCGCGCCAAAAATAACCAAGCCATCTCCATTCACGAAATCGA